AGATAACCCCTGGTTTCCCGAAACTCTGCGCTTGGAAAAAGATTCTTTAAAGCAAAGGGATGAAGAAGCCTACAACCAAGTTTGGGAAGGGCTATGCCGCCAGACTGTTGACGGGGCTATCTTTGCCAAGGAAATGCAACAGGCCGAGAAGGATGGGCGCATCACTAAAGTGCCCTATGACGCAACCAAACCAGTTCATGCGGTGTTTGACCTGGGTTGGTCAGATAGCACCGCCATATGGTTCTTGCAGTTTGTGGGGATGGAGACAAGGCTAATCCGATACATTGAGGATGCCCAGAAAACCATCAGCTATTACTTAGCGACCATGCAAACCTATGGTTATGTATATGATACCGTTTGGTTACCCCATGACGCTGAAAACAAGACCTTGGCGGCGGCTGGGCGGTCAATTGATGACATTGTGAGGGCAGCAGGGTACAAGACCAACATCCTGCCCAGAGTGCCAATTCTGGACTCCATCAACGCCGCCAGGACAATATTCCCAAACTGTTACTTTGACCGCGAACATACCGCCGATGGTCTGGCTTGCCTGAGACATTACAGGTACGAGGTTGACCCAGACACGGGGCAGTTCAGCCGCAACCCATTGCACGACCATTATTCCCACGGGGCAGATGCGTTTCGATACATTGGGCTTATGATCAAAGAACCCACTAAACGCAAGAAGCAAATGGTTGCCACAGCGGGTTCATGGATGGGATAATCGCCCAAAGGGGTTCATATGGCTTACCAAGATGCAGACGGCGCAAACGCCAAGATTAACGAAGCGATCAAGTTTTGGCGCTTGGTCAATGATTCGGACTCTACAAACCGAGCCGAGGCGTTAAACGACATTAAGTTTGCCGCTGGTGACCAATGGCCCGTTGAGATTCAGAATAGCCGAAATCTGGAAAGCCGCCCTTGCCTGACGATCAACAAGATCGATGCATACATCCGACAGGTGACCAACCAGCAAAGGATGCAGCGCCCACGCATTAAAGTTCACCCCGTCAACAACCTTGCCGACTACAAGATTGCCCAGGTCATTGAGGGCATCACCCGTCACATCGAGGTCAATTCCAGCGCCGACACAGCTTACGACACCGCATTTGATTACGCTGTCAGGATGGGTTGGGGCTACTGGCGCATCAATTACAAGTATGTGCGGGAAGATTCTTTCGACCAAGAAATCTACATTGATGCCGTTGAAAACCCCTTTACTGTCTACTTTGACCCCAACAGCGTCAGGCCCGATGGGTCAGATGCCGAGCGATGCCTAATCACCACTGTGCTGGACAAGAAGATATTTCGGGAAATGTATCCAGGTGCAAACGATGGGGCTAACTTCCAGCAACGCAGCACAGGGGATGACACCTCTGCCTGGGTGACCAAAGAGGATATTCGGATTGCCGAGTATTTTTACATTGAGCGTGAACGTGCCAAACTGTATTTGCTGAGTGATGGCACAACGTCATTTGGGGACAGCGCCAACTTCTTTGCACGGGTTGAGGCCGCAAAGTTGACTGTGGTTGATGAACGGGATTCATTCCGCAAGGCTGTTAAATGGGTCAAGATGACCGCAATGGAAGTGTTAGAGGAAAAGACCTGGGCGGGTAAATATATCCCCGTTGTGCCTTGTTATGGCGCACAGGTGATTGTGGATGACAAGCGCAAGAAATACGGTTTAGTTCGGTTTGCCAAAGACCCCCAGCGGATGTATAACTTCTGGCGCACCAGCATGACCGAATCGGTGGCGCTTGCACCCAAGGCTAAATGGCTGCTGGCAGAGGGCCAAGATGAAGGTCACGAAAACGAATGGGCAATGGCTAACATTAAGTCCATGCCTGTATTGCGGTATAAGCAAAAAGACATTGAAGGCGTACCAGCGCCAGCCCCCCAGCGACTGCAACCCGAGCCGCCACCCGCAGGGATTATGGAAGCGGCTGGTGCAATTTCTGCTGATTTGCAGATGGTGTTGGGCATCATGGATCCGAATCAATTGCCGTCTGGGAATATCTCAGGCAAAGCGTTGCAGGGCCAACAAAATCAGGTTGATCTGTCTAACTTCCACTTTTACGACAATTTGACCCGTTCCATTGCTCAAACTGGGCGCATTATTCTTGACCTGATACCCAAGATTTACGACACCCAGCGAGTGATGCGGATTATTGGTTCTGATGGTCAACCCGACATGACCACGATCAACGAGCAAAACGAGATTGGCGAGGTTTTAAACGATGTGACCGTTGGCGAATACGATGTGGTGATGGACACAGGCCCAGGATTCCAGACCAAGCGCCAGCAAGCGGTTGAATCCATGATGCCTTTGCTGACGGGCAATCAGGAATTGTTTAATATTGCGGGGGACTTGGTATTCAGAAACATGGATTTCCCAGGCGCAGATGTAATTGCTGACCGCCTTGCCGCTATGAACCCGATGGCAAACATTGACGAGAAATCCGACATACCGCCAGAAGCCCAGATGCGTTTGGCGCAATCTGAGCAAATGATTCAGCAGTTACAACAGCAATTGCAAGCGGCGGGTCTGGAAATCAATAACAGGGCGCAAGTGGCCCAGATCAGAGAAGAAGGCGCAACTAGACGCAAGCTGATGGATGTGACCGCACGGGCGCACAACACCGAAACAATTAACGAAGCAAAAGTTAATCAAACCAATGTCAATGCAATTACTAGCCAAAACAAGTCTGAAATTGATGCGTTGGTCAAAATGCTTATTGCAAGAATGTCACCTGATCAGTTAATGATGGAGATTGAACGCCTAAACGCTGAACAGCAACAGCTTGCAATGTTTGCCGCCCAAGATATTAGTCACCAGCCCAATCCCTTTATACAAGGAATGCCGCAATAATTGACATTGACATGATTTCGGGTAATATCGCCCAAACCTTACCAGTTGGGTCAACTGGGTAAATCCTTGGAGTAATCCATGTCTGAAGTGCAAGAAGCACCAAAAGTCGCCGCTAACGTGGTGACAAGTGAGAATTTAGCTGAGTTCAACGCCAAGAAGATGGGTTTAGCTGATAGAGCGCCTGTCGAGGCTGTGGTTGAGAAAACTCCCACAGAGCCGACAGAATCGCAAAGCCAGAGTGAGCCGCTTGGGGAAGATGAAGCGACAGCGACAGAGGAAAGAAAACGCAATCCAAAGCTGGAATTAAGGTTTGAAAAGATAACCAAGCAACGCGAGGAAGCAAGGCAAGAAGCCAAGCGGGAACGGGAAGCGCGGGAATCTTTAGAGGCCAAAGTTAGGGAATTGGAAGGACGGGCAAAGCCGCAAGCTGAAACCCAGCCAACTGGTGAACCCAAGCCAGAGAATTTCTCCGATATGTATGAATATGCTAAGGCGTTGACAGATTATCGGGTTGAACAAAGGATGGGCGAGGAAAAGCAGAAGGAAGCACAGGCTAAACAGCAAGCCGAACGGGAAAAGGTGATAAACGCCTGGACTGATCGGGTTAAAGCTGCCAAGTCTGAGATGCCTGATTTTGACGATATGGTTGGTTCTGCTGACGTTGTTGTGAGCAACGAAGTGCGGGATGCAATCTTTGAATCAGATGTAGGGCCGCGAATTCTGTATCACCTTGCCGAGAATCCCGAGTTTGCAGAGAAACTCTCAGGCATGACGGTGGCATCGGCTTTGAGAAGCATTGGAAAGCTAGAGGCCCAGTACGAAAAGACTGAGCCAACATCTAAGACTGTTGTTGGGAAAAGTAAAGCGCCAGCGCCGATTAACCCAATCAGATCGGCGGCAAACGGCAGAGATGTACCCCTTACCAGCGATGGTAAATTTGAAGGGTCATATCAAGCCTACAAAGCCGCACGAATGGCAGGGCGAATCCGCTAAATCAATCTTTTTTTAAGGAAATGAAATGAGCAACAATCTGCTTACCATCTCCATGATCACCAACGAAGCGTTGATGGTTTTGGAAAACGAGTTGACCTTCTCCTCTGAAGTTGACCGCAATTATGACGATCAATTTGCCGTTAGCGGCGCAAAGATCGGTAACACCCTAAACGTTCGCCGTCCTGGTCGTTTCATCGGAACTACTGGCCCAGCATTGAACGTTGAGGACTTCAACGAGACTTCTGTGCCTGTCACTTTGACCACACAGTTCCACGTTGATACCCAGTTCACCACGCAAGATTTGGCCCTGTCATTGGATATGTTCTCTGACCGAGTGCTGAAACCCGCTGTGGCTGCTGTTGCCAACAAGATCGACTTTGACGGTCTGACGATGGCAAAGAACAACACCGCCAACATCGTTGGTACGGCTGGAACGCCTCCCACCAGTTTGCTCACCTACTTGACCGCAGGTGCGTATCTGGACAGCGAGGGCGCACCCCGTGACGGTCGCCGTTCTTGCATTGTTGAGCCTTTCACGGGCGCAACCATTGTTGACAGCTTGAAGGGTTTGTTTGTCCCATCCGATGTGATTGGCAAGCAATACCAAAAAGGCATGATGGGCCGTGATTCTGCTGGTATGAACTGGAAGATGGACCAAAACGTTGTGAACCAAACCTTTGGTTCTTACACTGGTTTGACCCTCGCCACCAACACCACCAGCATCGGCATCAGCACGGGTTGGGCACAAACCAGCAACGTCACCTTGGTGGCATCTTCTGCTTTGACGCTGAACCAGGGCGACACCATCCAGATCGCTGGCGTGTACGCTGTCAACCCCCAAAACCGTAGCGCATACGGTTCGGGCAAGTTGCGTAGCTTTGTGGTGACCTCGACCACCGCTGTGGCTACTGGCGGCGGTACTGCCGTGACCGTTTCTCCTGCCATCATCACTGGTGGTCAGTTCCAGAACGTCACCATTACCACCACCAGCGCAACCGCAGTTGTGACCCCCTTCAACAACACAGGCACTGTGTCGCCCCAAAACATCGTGATGCACAAAAACGCATTTACCTTGGCTACGGCTGACTTGGAACTGCCTGATGGCGTTGTGTTCGCTGGTCGTGCAAGCGATAAGGAACTGGGCTTGTCAATGCGCGTGGTTCGTCAGTACACCATCAATAACGATTCGATTCCGACTCGCGTTGATGTGCTGTATGGTTGGGCGCCCCTGTATCCCGAACTCGCTTGCCGAGTTGCAGCTTAATTAACATTGAAAGGACTTTAATCATGTCTAATCCAGGCGCAGCAAGCACCACCACCAACCACCCCAGTAACTTGGCAACCAATCAGGCATTGCGCTTGATTGCCTCTGCCCAAGGCGTTAACCTCAATGCTGTTGCTGACACTATCGCCCCCATTTTGGTGGCTGGTAACGTCAGCGTTCAAAGCATCATTGTTGCAAACGCAAGCATCAGTTTGACCACGGCACAACTTGCCGTGTACACAGGCCCAAGCGCTACTGGCACAGCAGTGAAATCAGCATATGCGTTGTCGGGTAATAACTCGACCACCGCAGTTGTTGTGACCGCCGCAACCTCAACCGCATCGATTACGGGCACACCCCTGTATATTCGTTGCACCACCGCCCAAGGCGCTGCCGCAACCGCTGATGTATTCATCTACGGTTACGACCTGACCTTCCTGCCTTAAAACGGCATGAACTAAGTGAAAGAGCCGCCCTCAAAAGGGGTGGCTTTTTCTCTTTTGAAGCATATAATTTGATGAACTGAAAGGCCAAGCCATGTCTAACTACGCACAGATTTCTGCCACCGCAATGGTGAAAAATCAACCTGGAAAACTAAAAGGCATTTTTGTTAGCACCATATCCAGCACCCCCACCGTGACTGTGTACGATGCCCAAACCCCTGGCACAAATGTGAAAATCATTGACACATTCACCATGACAGCGGCAACAAACATTAATTTTTATGATGGCATCAATTGTGAAAACGGGTTGTATGTCGTGATTTCTGGAACTGCAAGCATCACGGTTTATTTTGAGTAAGCCATGACCACAGCGGTCACCCAGACCACTAATTTTGTCCCTGTGCAGGGCGTTTTTGCGCCCGAGCCTACCTTTGCCCTTCAGTACTTTGTTGGCCCTGCTGGAACGCCTTTTTATGGCCCAGAAAACGCCTCATTCACGAACATCAGCACGGTAACTGGCACGATTACCACAACCCCAACTAGCGCCACAGACATTGCCAACAAAGGCTATGTGGATTCGGTGGCGCAGGGTTTGGATGTAAAAGCATCCTGTGTGTACTCAACCACCAACAACATCACGCTGTCGGGCTTGGCGGTACAAGCGGGGGGCGATTGGATTGCCACGCTGACCGCTGGGGATAGGATTCTGGTCAAAGATCAGACGTTGAGCCAGTTCAACGGCATTTATGTGGCATCTGCCAGCACTTGGGCACGATCTGCCGACATGAGTATTTGGGCAGAAGTGCCATCAGCGTTCACCTTCATTGAAACAGGCACAACCTTGGCTGATACGGGCTGGGTATGCACCGCAAATCAGGGTGGCACAATTGATGTGACCGCAATGCCTTGGTCGCAGTTTTCTGGTGCGGGTTCGTACATTGCGGGAAGCGGCCTTCAACTGATTGGCAATACATTCTCTGTCAAGCCAAACGGTACAACCTTAGATGCATCTGCAAGTGGGCTAAAGATTTCCGACACTTACCCAGGCCAAACAAGCATCGTCACGTTGGGAACAATTGCCACAGGCACTTGGGCGGGGACAGCAATTGCCGCTGATCATGGTGGCACAGGCATCACCAGTTACGCTATTGGCGACATTATTTATGCGTCTGGTACATCCGCACTCAGCAAGCTGTCAGACGTTGCCACGGGCAATGCGTTGATTTCTGGCGGGG